GCAAGCTCCCGAAAGAGCATTTCAGATTAAAAATGAAAAAGACTTAAGAGATGATGCCGGCGCTTTAAAACTCCCATTAATTAGCATTGAACGCTCTAGTATTACGAAAGATCCCGCAAGAAAAGGAGGCTTCCAAGCGAATTATTTTTCAAAGGATAAAAACGGCCGCACTGGCCGTATCGTAATTGCTAAAAAGATAGTTCAAGACAAAACTAGAAATTTTGCCGTCGCTTCCGGCACAAGAACTAACACAGGAGGCACCGAACAGCGCTATTACCCGAGAAAAAATAAAAAAGTAGTAATTCGTTCTCTATCTATTCCGATTCCTGTATACGTTAATATTGATTATAAGATTATCCTCAAATCTGAATATCAACAACAGATGAATGATATGATAGCGCCATTTATTGCACGAACCGGACAAATTAATGCTTTTGTTATGAAAAGAAATGGGCACTTATATGAAGCTTTTATTGATCAAAACTTTGCTCACAACAACAACGTTAATAATTTAGCTGAGGATGTGCGTATGTTTTCTGCCGAGATTACAATAAAGGTTTTAGGATATCTCATTGGCGAAGGCAAAAGCGACGATCGCCCAATTGTAAGAATAGACGAAAACACAGTAGAAATCTCGTTTCCCCAGGAACGAACTGCTCTCCCAGGCTCCGAAAACATATTTGGAGATATTTGGGACGGTAATCTATGACCTGATGACGGCTCAAAAAATTAGTTCCTGAAGAGAACCCCTATTTTTCTTTATAGTTCAGGAGCCGTTTGGTATTAGGAATACTATTTATTTTATGATTGCAGTAGCGCATATTCTACATTTTATACGAGGGAAAAAAACAGTATGTCAGTAAAGAATTTTAAATTTGTATCTCCCGGAGTGTTTATTAACGAAATAGACAACTCCTTTATTCCGCAAAGCCCAGGCGAGATTGGTCCTGTTGTAATTGGACGTTCCTCACGAGGCTTGGCGATGCAGCCAATAAAAGTTGAATCTTTTGCTGAATTCGTCGAAGCCTTCGGCGATGTTGTTCCTGGTGCTGGCGGCGGCGATATTTCTCGCGACGGCAACAATCAATCTCCAATGTATGGAACATATGCCGCAAAAGCTTTTTTGAATGCTAACGTAGCCCCTCTTACTTATATTCGTCTCCTGGGACAACAGGAAACTGGCGCCAGTAGCGATGGCATTGCTGGTTGGCAGACAGCCAAAACAGCGGCCCCCGCAACATCTCAAGATCCCGGCAATGGAGGCTCCTATGGCTTGTGGCTGTTCCCAAGTCAGTCAACCAGTGTGACTCTCGGTACCGGAATGCTCGGTGCTGTATGGTACCTCAATCATTCTGCATCTATTCGTTTAAGTGGAACCGTTCACATGGGCTCAGTCACAACCGCTTCGGTGGGCACAGTTATCGGCACCGACTCAGATAAATTATTTACGGTCCTTCTTTCAAGCGAGCTACAAGGTACCCAAAAATTTAAATTTGGATTTGACGACGATTCTGAAAAATTCATCCGCAAACGTTTTAATACAAATCCTCAACTGTGTTCGTCCCCGGGAAGCTTTTATACGACCGCTTCTTCGACAAATTATTGGCTTGGAGAAACCTTTGAGCAGGCCCTCCGCGATTCTGGGAGTTTGGCATCTTCAACTGCGCTTGGTGTTATTCTTCCTCTTCAGAAGGGCACAAATGCCTCTCCGGGTGACGGCCTTCAAGGCCCTCACAATATGCGACAGGCTTCTCGTGAAGCAATTGCTGGCTGGTTTATCGGACAAGATTCAACCGGAGACCCCGCAACCTTTAACCCTCTCAATGCCAAAAAACTCTTTCGTCTTAAAGGCCGCGGCCATGGAGAGTGGCTTCATAAGAATTTGAAAGTTTCCATTGAGAACATTAGACAGTCTACAACGAATACGAGTGATTACGGAACGTTCTCCCTAGTATTAAGATTGCTTAACGATACTGACAATAACGTTCAAATAGTAGAAAGATTTGACAATCTAAGTCTTGATTCCACATCCCCTAGTTATGTTGCTCGAAAGATTGGAGACAAATATACGGCATGGGATTCCACAAACCGAAGATTAAAGACATATGGAGATTATGATAATCAGTCTAATTTTGTATATGTTGATCCGACTTCTTTTGTAGAAGACGGAATGGCTGGATTTGAAACACTCCTCCCGTTTGGCTATTATGGTCCTCCTCGCATGAAGAACACTACTGTGTCAGGATCTCAGGCTGTTACAGCAAGTGGTGGTAGTCCTGTTTATTGGCCTAGCACTGGTTTGATTGGATCGCCGGCCACACCTTCTGCCAGATCTGGCTCGTGGCCTCTCTCACCCGGCGCGGTTTTGACCACAATGGCGTTTTCTCCTTCTGCCTCCGCCGCGGCCGGCAGCGGATCCTCGGCGCAGGTCTCTGGGGCATTCATCGCTGCAGGCAACGGCACCCTTGCTTTCCCAGAAGTCCAGTTAAGAAATTCGGCTTCAGACGGCGGCTTGTCTGTTCCTGCAGACGCATATTGGGGATTATATTCCAATAGATCTGCCAATAGTACGCGCGCCGGCGCAGGATTAGCGCAGTGCCATGGCCTTCCATACAGGGACTTTTCAGCCGATCCGAGCGGTCAAACTGACACAGTTCTTCTCGGCGCAACCGCATTTGCATATGTTTTTACAATGAACGATCTTTGCAAGTCTGGTAGCTCATATTATTATCAATCTGGTGCCTATGCCGCGGAAAACGGCAATAATGTTTCAAATTATCAAACGCTTCTAAATGCTGGCATTAATCGCTTTACTGCTCCTTTCTGGGGCGGTTTCGATGGTTTTGATATCAAAGTACCTGATCCGATGTACAACAAGGGCATCCCCGGCGCCGGCGGATCTGGCACAGGGACTGCTAGCGATACAAACGATTATGCATATCATACATGGAAGCGAGCAATTGATACAGTAGCAGATCCTGAAGCTCTTGAGATGAACTTGCTAGTTGCTCCCGGCCTTACGGTAGACAGCTTAACAGGACATATGATCGATGTATGCGGCGAACGCGCCGATGCGCTCGCTCTTGTGGATCTCCCCAGCGTATATGTTCCCTCTCATGAGACATATTTTGCTAACAAGAACAATAGAATTGGCACAACTCCAATTAGCGCAGCAAATACTCTTAAAGCAAGGAGGCTTGATTCTAGCTATGGTGCGACTTTCTATCCTTGGGTTCAAACTCGCGATGCCAATAGTGGTCGCTTAGTATGGATTCCGCCCTCTGTGGCTATGTTGGGTGTCCTCGCTAGTTCTCAGAAAGCATCTGAACTTTGGTTTGCTCCCGCTGGATTCAACAGGGGTGGTCTGAGCCAGGGTGCTGCAGGTATTCCGGTTGTAAACGTTTCGGAACGTTTGACGTCCAAAGAGCGCGATACTCTTTATGAGTCTAATATTAATCCAATTGCCTCTTTCCCATCTAGCGGAATTGTGGTCTTTGGTCAAAAGACTCTTCAAGAGAGTCAGAGCGCCCTTGACAGGATTAATGTGCGTAGGCTCGTTATCTATCTTAAAAAGCAGATTTCTATCCTTTCCACAAAAGTTCTTTTCGAACAAAACGTCCAAGCTACATGGAATAGGTTTAAGTCACTCATTGAGCCGCTTTTGGCTAACACTAAAGTTAACTTTGGTATTACAGATTATAGGCTGATCCTCGATGAGACCACGACAACCCCGGACCTTATTGACCAGAACATTTTGTATGCCAAGATTATGGTTAAACCTGCTCGGGCTATTGAGTATATCGCGATTGATTTTGTGATTGCTTCTACGGGTGCATCATTCGATGATTAAAAGATATAAAGATTTTTTCTTTACAACACTAATTAAAACTAGATAAAAGGAGACTACACCAATGCCATTTTGGTCGCAAAACTTTGCTGAAGACACCACACTTAAAGATCCTAAAAGACAATTTAGGTTTATGGTCGAGTTCCAAGGAATCTCGGCTCCGAACGGAGGAGCGGCGTTATGGTATGCAAAGTCTGCACAAAAGCCTTCTTTTGAGATTAATGCTGCAGAGCATAAGTATTTAAATCATACATTTTACTATCCCGGGAATGTTACATGGCAACCACTTGATGTAGTTATGGTTGATCCAGTCGAGCCGGATGTAACAGCAACTCTTTCAGATATTATAGCTCAATCTGGCTATGCTCCCCCCACAGATGCCACCTCTCGTGGTAGCATTTCAAAAGCTACTGCTGCTGGTGCCTTGGGAACAGTTATTATTACTCAACTCGACGCTGCTGGCAATCCACTTGAGACATGGACTCTTTGGAACGCCTTTATTACAACTATTAAATATACTGATCTGTCATATGGCGAAGATGCCCTTAGTGAAGCAACATGTACTCTTAGGTATGATTGGGCTCGTGTTGAAACGGCCAATGCGTCATCTGCCATTGCTGGCGCTGGTGGTAATAGCTTCTTTGGTGTATAAGAATTTAAAACAACAAACAACGAGGTGAAAGTTGTCAAGAAATAGAGATCGCGTCGGAGGCGCCCATCCCCAACCGGATACGAGCCCTCCCCCGCAACAAGTAACACAAGAGCAAGGGACAAGTGCGAGCCACTTTTCCTTTGTCGTCCCGACAGAGTTTGTCGAACTTCCGTCGCAAGGTAAATATTATCCCGAAGAGCATCCTTTGCACAATCAGGATAGCATCGAAATTCGACAAATGACTGCCAAAGAAGAAGATATATTAACTTCACGCACTCTTCTCAAGAAAGGAGTTGCGCTAGACAGAGTAATTCAAAGTTTAATCGTAGACAAAAAAATTAACCCAGACACACTATTGGTAGGCGATAGAAATGCGATTATTATTGCTTGTCGAATTTCGGGATATGGCAACTTGTACAGTACAAAGATTGGTTGTCCCGCATGTGGAGTCACACAAGAATACGAATTTGATCTTAACGATACAGAGGTATATACTGCCGACAACTTATCTGATAAAAATATTATAAACAATCATGATGGTACATTTGATACAATACTGCCAAAAACCCAACTCACCGCAACTTTTCGTCTTCTGAGAGGAGTAGACGAAAAACAACTCTTGAATAATCTTCAAGCCGACCGTAAACGCAAAACTCTAGAGAAAAATATTACGAGACAGCTACAGAATATTCTTGTAGCGGTGAATGGAAATGATGAGCAATCTGCATTAAATTATTTAATTGAAAACATTCCTTCGATGGATTCTCGATATTTGCGCACAACTTACAATTTAGCAACTCCTAATGTCGATCTAACGCAAACATTTATTTGTGACGAGTGCGATCATGAAGCGGACCTGGAGGTTCCGCTGTCCACAGACTTTTTTTGGCCTGAACGATGAATATATGGAGAACGTATATGAGCAGTTCTTCTTTTTAAAATATTCAGGTGGCTGGTCATTCTCAGAAGCATACAACTTACCAGTTGGTTTAAGAACTTGGTTTGTTGGACGACTTGTACAACAAATAAAGACAGAAAATGAAGCCATAGAACAGGCAAATAAGGGCGGCGGCAACAATTCTCAAACACTAACACCACAAAATGCGCCGGCAATGCCTCCGCACATGATGAAAAGAGCAAAAGAATAAGGCTATATAGCTTTATTCTTTTTTTATATGGAAGCTATTTATCTTATATAACCAAGAGGGTTTTTTGTGGCAGAGATCACTCCAGATAGACGTTTAGAGATCGAGAGAGAGCTTAGTAGGCTCACGCTGAAACAAAAAGAGCACAAATTAGAAATCCTCAGTTTATTGAGCGACCAGACTGAGGAACAACGCGAGATGGTTGTTCAACTAAACAAAGCTCTTGCCATTGCCCGAGATACGGTAGAGTATAAAGAAACCGAACTGGCCAACCTCCGCGAGCACATTAATGCAATGATCGAGCGCAACAATCTCGAAGGAGATCGATATGTGCAAATGGAGCAACAAAAGCTAATTAAAGAATGGCAAGGAGATGCTGATCGCCGCCAACTAGAGATTCTCAGGCAAAAAATCAGAGAAGGCAAAACGCTCGAAGAGCACGAGGAAAAACAACTTGAGACTTTAGTCTTCCAAGTTGAAGAACTCGAAAAACAAAAAGCGCTTTATAAAGAAATAAAGAAAACCGGTGAGGCGATGGGGGCCTCTATGGCAGTCTATGGCAAGCACACATCGTTAAATGTTGAAAACATGCTAAAGCTCGGCAAAGCAATGCAGTCTCCTGTTGCATTTGCAGACGGCTTTCTTAAAGGCGGCATTATTGCCGTAATAAATACCATTATTAACTTAGCGATGGAAGTTGATAAGATGGAATCGGCGTTTCGACAAACAACAGGCGCCTCCGCAGACTTTACACGCAACTTAACAACCGTATATGACGAGACCCGTAAATATGGTGTTACCACCCAAGAAGCTGTCGCAGCCAACTCGGCGCTATTTGGTACATTTACAGATTTTACATTAATTGCGCCCGGCGCTCAAAGAGCAGTTTCCGAAACTACGCAGATTCTTGGTGAATATGGAGTAGCAGTGGGCGACGTCGCCACCGGAATGCAAATTGCTACAAAAGCTTTCGGACAATCAGCCGAACAGGCTGCTGCATCTGCATTGGAGATTAATGCACTGGCGCAAGATCTAGGTATTGCTCCCAGGCAGATGGCAGCAGACTATGCAAGAGTTGGCGGCTCTTTGGCCAAACTAGGAAGTCAAGGAACAAAAACTTTTAAAGACTTAGCGCACATTTCCAAGATTACAGGTATGGAAATGGAAAAAATCATTCGCATTACAGATAAATTTGATACATTTGAAGATGCTGCAAAACAAACCGGCCAATTAAATGCGGCTTTGGGCGGTAATTTTGTAAATGCAATGGATCTTATGATGGAAACAGATCCTGCCGCTCGATTTGATATGATTAGGAATTCAATTCTCGACGCAGGGCTGTCATTTGATAGCATGTCATATTACCAGCGAAAATTTTATACAGATGCACTTGGATTAAGTGATGTTGGCGACTTAGCCATGATGCTTTCTGGAAATTATGATGATTTAGCGGGCCAAACTGGTCAAACAACTGCGACAATCACCGCTCAGAAAAAAGCCGCTAAAGAAATGAAAGATTCCATGGAAGAATTAAAGCTTAGTCTTCAAAGCATGATACCTATTGCTCTGAAGATCGTTGATTGGATCCGCGATTTTACGAAGAATATTGATAAAAATTTAGAAACAATTAAAAATTGGGCCATTGGCATAGGCATTGCATATGGTGCTCTCAAGCTCTTCACTATAGTTGGCAAAATAGGTGGTTTTATAGCGACGATGGCGGTGCAAACTGAATTACTCGCCGCAGCCCAAGGCACTCAAATTGTGGTACAAGAAGGAGCTAATGTTGTTATGGGCATCACCGGGCCCGTTGCTGGGGGCGCCGCCACCGGCCTAGGCGTATTTGCTCTCGCAGCCCTTGGCGTCGGTCTTGCTATTGGAATAGCTGCACTCGGTCTTGCACAATTGGTTAAAGCTTTTGGTACTTTGACCCAAGGAAAGCAGCTTATAGGAGCCGTTGTGGGTATCGGGGCTTTGGCTGCTGCTCTTTACCTTTTAACCCCATCGCTTGCAGCCGCGGCAATAGGGCTTGCCTCCCTCTCTGGGCCCTGGTCATGGGCAGGCGTAGCCGTGCTTGTAGCAATTGGTGCTGCAGCCATGGCGATGGGCAAAGGAATTCAGTGGGCCACGACTGGCATTAGCCAAATGGTGGATTCGATAACAGAATTGGGGGGAGCTAATAGCCCATTTACTGATTTAGTAGCAGGCCTTAAAAACATTAGAGAGGAAATTGAGGAAATCGATGAGAGCAAAACAAAGGCTCTTACAAGACTTTTGCAAGCAAGCAATGGTGCTCAAATGAATCTTTCAAGTACCGAAACAATGAGACTTGCAACTATAAATAGAGAAACCGTAAGAGCACAAAATAGGATCCCATTTGTATCGGCGCCGGCGCATGCGGCCGGCGGAACCGCAGCATCTCAGAGGTTAATAATTACATTAGATGCCGCGTCCACAAAGGCGTTATTAGAAGGAAAGGCCGCAGAAGCGGTTGGCCGCGCTGCCGCAGGCGCTATCCAGGGAGAGCAATAGAATGGCATTTTTTAACCAGAATAAATATTTGCCGCCACGAAAATGCTACGATGAGGATAGCAATGAAGTTCCGTGCGATGGGAATGAACACACTTCCGTTGATCAAAGCATGCCTTTCCCGCTGATTGATGGCTCCGATGTATTGGCCGATGAAGGCGGCTTAGACCAAGTTATTTCCTTCTACCAAGTAAATGGTAATCGTAGTATTTCTTTTAAAGCCTTTATTACAACATATAATGAAACCTGGAAGTCGGATTGGGCGCAAGAGCCGGTATATGGACGGACAGATCCTATTTATATGTTTAAGCAAAATTCAAGGAATATTACATTAGTATTTAAGGTTCCAGCAGCATCACAGGGGGAGGCATACGAAAATCTAACAAAGGTGCAGCGTCTTGTTCAATTTATATATCCTTCTTATTCAAGCGTTACCGCCGGCCCGATTCCTGCACAAACAATTTCGAGATCTCCGCTAATAAGACTTAATGTTCTAGGGATGACACAAAAGCAGCTTCCTGACCTAAACAGCGCCGTCTATGATCAAGGCATCGGAGGAGAATTTAACGATCACAAAGGCAGAGGGCGCCCAGAAGATGGACTATTAGGAGTTATTCAGAACTTGACGGTTAATCACAATCTAGACAATACTGACTATGGGGTATTTCACCCTTCGGAGATAAAAAATACCATACTCCCTAAATTTATGGAAGTTAATTTAGTTTTTGATGTTATTCACGAATTTACCCTAGGATGGGGCGAAAATAATGATTTTTCATCTCACACCTATCCCTTTAATGTGGACATTCTTGATGATGAGTTTTACACCGCTCCTCAAGAAACACAAGAAGCAGATCAAGATGTCGGCGCCCCGGGCGATGAAGAACTCGCCGACACTAGTGAGACAGATCAGAGCGAAGACGAGGACGTGTCCCCAGAACAAACACGTCAAAACGAATTAGCAGCGAAGAGAGACCCATGGATATAATAAGAGATATGAAGGAGATTCATAATTATGGGCAAACGATATAGAAATTCAAGAATTTTGGTCAATGCAAGTGAATATTATAAACCATTAAGAACGCCTCGTGGCTTAAGAGCCATAAGACATTTCGAAACACCAATAATTT